GTGAAGTTCTTCATGGTCAGGTCGCCGAAGGTCGTGTTGCTCGTGGCAGTCACGACCGACGCCGAATAGGCCGACTGAAGAATCTTCGTGCAGATGCCGGTCGTGCCGTGGTAGGCCAGCGTGCCGTCACCGATGAAGCCCGAGTTGTCAAAGGCCTCGCTGAACGACTGAGCCGTCTCGACGGCCATCGCGTCGGCAAGGTTGATCACCGAGTCCTCAAGCAGCGAGTTCGGGGTGCGGTTCGCAACGCCCCAGATTTTCGCATTGAGTTCTACGTTGTCGAACGTCACGTCGCTGGCCGATACCTCGACGTTCTCGCCAACGGGCCGAGCGGTCAGGCCGCCCGTGCGTCGCGGGAAAACGAGGGTGTCGCTGTTCATCGAAACCCGCTTAGCATACTGCGGATAGACACCGAATTCTTCCACTAACCTAATGATTTCTCCGCTCAACTCAGGGCTAGAAAGCACACCGCCGAGGCTGTTGATGCCGCCTGCCTGAGCACGCGACTCGACGCCGTGATCCTTGCACCACCGCCGAGCGTCGGCATCGCCGAACACATAGCCCTTGAGGTGCATTCCGGCACGGTAGGCAGTCTCGGCGTCACGGAACGCACGGAGGTTGCCATGATCCTTCGGCACAGCGTACTGACGAGTTTCCACAGTTGGCTCCTTCGCCACGGGGGATTCGATGGCCTTGGCGGGCGCGGAACGCTCCAGCACGCTGCGGAGTTCCTTTTCCTTGGTCGCGACGTTTTCGAGAAAGTCGATCTTGGCCTTGATCGCGTCGGCACGGGCGACGAGCGAGCGGAGCGAGTTCTCCTCCGCAGCCATCGCAGCCGGGTCGCTGCCTTCGCCTTCGGCGGCGGGAGCCGACTCGGCTTCCATCGCGGCTTGAATCTCAGCGGTGACCTTCGCGAGTTCGTCCAGCAAAGCCTTGATCTTGTCCACGGCGATTCTCTCCTAGTGCGATTCGTGGCGACGCGGACGCATCGCCTACGGTCAAAACTAGGGCTCGCCCCCCACACCCATCCAGCAACGGTGAGCGAGAGAGTAAAAGACTTAGGCCACCTTGGTCCGCCGAATCTCGTTGGCGGCGAGGATGTGCTTGTCAGTCGCACCGCAGCAGCGGCATCGCAAGTACCTGATTTGATACTCGCCCTGCTGCTGGCTTGAAGCGACAAGCAGCTTGCCTTCGCGGCATTTCGGGCAGCGGTCGCCCGCCTTAGCGGCCATGCTTTTCGAGATACTCGCGGAGTTCGTTCGCCTTTGACGCTGCAATCGTGCGGCGTTCGCGATTCGCGAACTGCGAACGCTGGAAGGCGTCATAGGATCGCTTCGCCACCGCCACGTCCGAGTCGGGATAAGCCGGGAACGTCGTTGGCGAAACGTCGATCAGTGAGTCAACCCGCTTGATCGTCCGCACGCTGCGGCCTTCCTCCATGCTCCACTCGTCGCCGCCCGTACCGACTTGGAACGCGAAGGACGATCCGCGAACGATTCCGGCCTTGATGTTTGCGGCGATGTCCTTGCCGTAGGACGTGTCGGGGACTGGGAACTCATACCGCAGGCCAACATCGTCCACGGTGAGCTTGAGCGTCTCGGGGTAGCGGGCTAGCGGGAAGTTCGGGTCGTGGTTCCACAGTGCTCGAGTCGCGAGCGGCTTCTTGCGGCCTCGCCGCTCGGAAACGAGGCTGAACGCGCCGGGGTCCAGCCGCTCCACGAAGTCACCGAGGTCGAGCGAAAGCACTCCAAACTTCGCCGCATAGCCGACGATCCACTCGCGCTCGCACGTCTCGCCTTCCTCGCATCGCGTCTCGACGGCGAGCAGAGGGGCCGAGGCGTCGGTGTCCTCAAGGATCAGTGAGCGGCGTTCAATAGCGTTGACCATCTTCGGGGTATGCTCCTCATCTGCGGCGGCGTTCATACTCTGATTCTGAGTACGGTTGCCACGCCACTTGCAGCCTGCTACTCGCCTGCTTGCTCAAGTTCACCGCTTCCCGGCGGTATTTTCGTCACCACCTCGCCGCCAAGTATTGACGCCGCCATCGCAGCAGCCACTGCCAGCGGGTCGCCCATTGCCGGAGAGTATGCGTTTCGCTTCCACCTGCCTGCGATCAACAGTTGAGCGGCCTCGGCAATGGCTGCATCCTCTACGTCTGTCGCCTTGATGACGAAGCCGGTGCTAGATGCTGAGATGACGTAGGTGCTGCCGTCTGTCTTGCGGCTGATCTTGATGGTGGTCATGCCTTCCGCTTTCTTGCGCGGCGAATCTTTCCAGACACAACGCCAACCATGAAATCGAAATACTCTGGGTCTGCCTTTGCGAAGGCGGACGGGTTGTGGTGCATCAGTTCAAGGCCAATCGAAATCAGTTCAGTCGCTTTTGTCTCGCCGCTTGCGTCCTTGTACGTCTTGCCAAGGTAGGCAGACGTTGACTTCACGCGAGACTCGGCAATGTTTGGGTCATCGTACTCACCTGACTTGTAGACCGCCTCAACGGCTTTTCTAAAATCGTCCGTGTTTCCGACCTCGGAATCTTTGTACCCGGCATCCTTCACCACTTCGCTCATCTTCACGTTTTGCGACTCGTCGCAGCGGTGACGATGAAACGCCACTGCGGCGTCACGAATGCTCGGGTCGCCGCTCTCGTAGATATGCCCAAGTTCATGCACCACCGTGCTCGCGGACGAGTATGGGCCGACGTGTATGGTATCCCCGCTGGCGTATGCGCGGCCTATGTTGTCCACGTTTACGTTGGCAGCTTTCATTCTGTCGGCAGACATTGTTGCCGGGTTGACAACCATCGAAAGGAACTCAGCGGCCTCCTTCTTTGGCCCCTCATCAAAACGCTTCATATCCTCTGGGGAGGCCTTGCCGGAAATGGGCAGGGACTGCATCTCTCCAGAGAATCGGTTGCGAACCTTGTCGAACAACTCTTTCGAGTATGCGTCTCCGTCTTTTGCAAGAACGTCCGTGGCGGTTTGCGCGGAGTATTTCTCGACTTCACGCCACGCCTCGACGCGGCTGTCTTTCGCGATGCTCGCAGAGAATGCTTCCTCTTGGTCGATTTTCTTAGAGAGTTCCAAGACCTTTGCGGCAGAGGCCTGCACGAGAGCACGCGCGTTGAGTCGCTCCTGACGGACCGCCTCAACCCTCGGATCGCTTTGCTTGTTTTCTGTCAAAAACAACTCCCTGCGAATGGGGTCCATCTTTTCAAGGCGTGCCTTGAGTTCGCTGTCCGAGTGCTCCATCGCCGCCTGCTCGAGTTTTCGCTGTGCCTCCCTCGCCTTCTCCTTGAGTCCGTCCCTCTCGTCGGAGTTTCTAGCCTTGTCGCGATGCAGCTTGTCGAGCTTCGCCTTTGAGTCATCCATAAGCTGAGTGGCTATTTCTTGCGTCGCTGCAATGCGTTCGCGGATGCCAGACAACTCCTTCTCGTCTCGCTTTCGCCATCCGTCGAATGCGTTGTCGCGAACGACCCCAGACTTTGACGAGCCGCCAACTCCAGAGGATGTTGACCCGCCGCCGCTGCCGTCTCCCTTGCCGCAGGTGTTTCCAGGCTGGAAGCCGCCGCCGCCGTCTGCGTTCGCTCCGCACTCGCGGGATTCTGGTTGTCGCGAGCGTGTGATCTTGGGGTTTTTTGGGTCAAATGTCCCACTGTTTCCCGTCGCAGACTTCACGGCAGTAGGGGTTCTCGCAACTGCCCAAAGAATCTTCTTCGTCCTCTTGTCGATGAGGATCGTGCCGTCAGTGCCTGCTGGTGCGTCGAATGTCTTTACATCGCCAGCGACCGCGTAATGCGGGTTTTTAATGCTCATATACACAGGGACTACTTGGGCGTTATCTTTTCCTGCATACGGCGAGTAGGGTCCGTAGTCGCCTTTGTCCGCAGATGCGTAGATGCCGGGTCCAAGCATCCCCTTTGCGGACGGCTTGAACTCGTCAAAACTTGCGCCTGTGCCGTGATACACGACAATCGGCTCGCCGCCTTCGTTTACAACTTTTGAATCACCGAACCAACTGGTAAACGCTTTGGCGTGCTCCGGGTTTTCAAACTTCTTTTCGGCCCACGCTTTCACTGCTTTGCTAGCTTCACGTTCGCCAATCGCGACTTTCACCTCGCCGCCCGGGCGGTCCACTGAAATCTTGAAGTCCTTGCGTCCGTCCCCGAACTCGTCATCTAACTCTAAGTCATCGGGGTTCACCTTGATCGGCACTGCTGTGTCGCCGTACCCGGTGGTTGTGTCTGCCTGAGTTGTCACGTAGACGTGCGGCTCGCCGGCCGACTTGAGCTTGCCGGTCGCCTTGATCTTGTCGGCGTTTGCCGCTGAAGTGTGGTGGTAGACAGTCACCGTGCCATCGTCATTCATCGCAAGCCCGGTGCCGTCGTGAACCTTGCCTGACTTTTTGCTGCCGCCGCCGCCACCCTTGTCGCCAGACTTGCCGTCGCCCTTGTTCTTCGGCGAGCATGAGTTGTCTGGCGGCGACGCACCGGGGCACCATGCGCGGGATTCTCCGACTCCAGAAACAAGGATTATTTCGCCGGGCAAGATAGTTGCGTCCACTACGTTTTCCTCTTGTGGCCCTTCGTTTCTCGCGTGTAGATGCGAGCGGAAAACCCTGCCGGAATGGAATAGTCAAAGTCTGCGGGGAGGTTCGTTCGGGAGAACTCCGAGCCCGAAAAATACCACTTGTAATACCTGTCCAAGTCCAAAGCCTCGCCCCTCTTCACTCCAATCTCCGGCCTGTCCTTGTGGGAGATAAGCTCGACCTTTTCAACAACGTGCCGAGTCGCGCGTCGGACGACAACTTCGTGCTCGTCAAACTGCCCTTTGAATGACCCGACGGCCGTTAATTCCAAAATGTCGGCAGCGGTTGATTGCTTGCTTACAAACACAGCCCCGGGCGTTTCTATAGTGCGGTTCTCGTAAGGCCCGAATTCGCGTCCGTTGTTCACGAACGTCGCCCCGGCAAACTTCTGCGCTACGTTTTCTTCGCGCGAAAAGCTGTTGTCGCTTCCCCACTCAATCTCAACACCAGCGGCCTCCCCGACTGAAATCTTTCCCAGAAGTTCTTTTGGCATTTGCCGGTGATCGGCAATCCCACGATACGCGACGCCTTCGTACATCGGAGCCTTATCAAAGGCCGAATCGGCGGATGCAATCCTTTTTGCCTCATCCTGCGTGCGATCCTCTGGCCGCTTAAGTTGCGCAGCCCTGACCTCGGCAGCAGTCTGCCCCCATCTCCCTAGGACCGACCACTCGTCGCTTGAAAGAGATTCCTTGTAGGCTTTCGCCAGACTTCCGCGATCACTCGTCGATGCAGATGTTTTGGTTGGTAGTCCGCTAGAGCCCGCCGCGCCACCACCCTTATTCGACCCACAGGAATTGTCGATCCCGCCGCCTTCGCCCGTCTTGCAAAACGCCCGTCGCTCAATCACCGCACGCACGGCCCGAAGCATCCGCACGCACCGCAGCACGGCGTCGGCGTCGCCCGGTCGCGTTGGGCGAAAGACGGCGATCACTTCTTACGGCTCCGACTCTTCGGCTTGTCCTCGCACTCGCCGCACGGCTTCGCGGGCGCGATCGTCTGCGGGCTGTCATCCACCCACACGTCAACGTCGATACCTGCCGCCTGGGCCGCGTCGCCCTTCATAGTTTCGCCACCCACGAGGAGCACCTGAGAGAAAGCGTCGGCGTAGTCGCCCAGCGTCTCGGCGACCGTCTGGCGGTCCTCCTCGGGCCGGCGGGAGATCATCACGACCGTGTTGCCGTCTGCGACCGCCTGCTTGGCGAACTCGCCCCACATCTGCGGATCAGCGGAGAAGGTGCGGTCAAAGTCCACGCTGATCGTCATCGCCCGCGACTCTTGCAGCGAGCGGCCTTGCGGAGCGGCTGGGGCAGGAGCGGCCTGCGGAGGCTGCACGCTGCCTGCGGGATTGCCAGCCACTACCCCCGCGAGGATCGCAGCAACCTTGTCGGGGGTGATACTCGGGAACGATGCAGCGACCATCGCCGCCGCTCCGTCTTTGGTCAGCAGGCCCGCCGGGACTTGGCCCAGGATCGCGATGAGACCGTTGATCTGCGCCCCGTTGAGGGACACGTCGGCGACCTGCGGCTCCTCGGCCTGTGCTGGAGCAGCTTCTGGTGGTGGTGGTGCTGCACCGGCTGCGGCCAGCCCGCCCTCGACAGCCTGCCCGTCGATCCCGCTGCCGGGCTGCTGCTGGGCCTTCACGTCGGACTCTGACGGGTTCTCGCCGAGCGTCCCCATGTTCAAGGGGCGATAGCGAATGTCGCCGCCTTCCACCGGGTCCATGTTCTCGTCGGCTCGGATGTCGTTCGTGCTGACAACGCCGATGTCCCACATCGACCGAAAGTATGAGGCCCGGCTGGCGGCATCGCCGCGAAGCAAGCCACGCACGTCGAACTCAACCAGATAGCGGTCATCGTCGCCGATCAAGTCTCGAGTAAATGCCGACTCAAACCGACGCAGCCACGGGAGGATCGTGTGGGTCACGAACTCAATCTCGGCCTGCGGTCCGCCCGAGCCAAGGCCAAGCAGCCAGCCGGGGACGCGCATCAGCCGGGCGATCTCCTCAAGCTGGTAGCGTCGCAACTCGATGAACTGGCTGTCGGTGTTGCTGGCCTGCGGGATGTCATAGGGTTTCAGTCCGCCCGTGAGGACTGCCGTGTTGTGAGCGTTGCCAACGCCGCCGTGCCGCCTGTCCCACTGCGAGCGGAGTGCTTCGCGGGCCTCGGCGTTGAGTTGGCCTTCGGTCGAGAGCACGAAGCCGGGCCGTGCGCCAGCCGCAAAGAATCTCGCTCCGTGCAGTTCGCACGCGCGGGCCAGGGCGATGGCTTCCTTGCATTCCTCGACCACGGCCATGCCGTTCACGCCGTCATCGGATGGTCCGCGAATGTGAAGTATCTTCGCCTCATCGTAGACCGTCTCAGTGCCGTTTTCTTCGCGGTACTTGTAGCGGAGCTTGCCGTTCTCGATCCGCTCGGTTTT